GCCGTTTATAAACCTTTCTAATTTGTTAGGTATTATAAAAGTTAATATTAAAAAGGGAAAGAAAACGAAAAATATGCAGAACACTATAAAAGTTGATAATAATGGTTTTTGCACCATTATATTACTGGGAGCTATTGTTCTTATAATCTTATAAGACGGCCACCAGATAGAATACATTGCAGCGAGCGTACCCGATAAGTATACTGCAGCAATTATCTGCCATATTTCCATTTTCTTCTCCTAGTGTTTACAGATATTTCTGTAAGTGTCTTAGGCTGCCCATTTCCCAACTTGCTAAAACATACTGCTTTCCTGCAAAAGATAGATGTGGAAAATAAGTATCTTTGAGATCTTCTTGAGTACACTCAATCGTATCTACTAAATAATAATTTGTCCCATCTTCTGATGTAGATGCTAGTTTGCTAACTATAGCTGGATAGTTTTGTCGAACTGCCCAAACTTTTTCTCCTGTTTCGAATTCTTCTGCTACACATTGCTCTGGTAGCATGGCGTTTCGCCTGCCTTCATAGTCAGTCTGAGGAAGTTTCTGTGGAATACCTACTCTTTCTACTATTGATTTGATAAATGCGGGGGAACGATATAATCCTTTTGCTATATCTGATACATTGAGACCATCTAAGTATAAATTTACTACTTCTCTAATCTCAGCTTCTGTTGCTCCCTTGCCTTTGTTTTGAGCCTTTCTACGCTCTCTATAAGCTACTGTGTCTTCGTGGTCTTGAATAATTTTGTTCAACCTCGTAGTATTATAACTTATGTTCAATATACTACATGCTTCCTTTTTAGTAATAGGTTTCTCTGCTCTTAGCAGTTCTATAACATGCTGTACATTTGTTTCTGTTAAATTTTCGTGTTTTCTAGTTTTTATCGCCATTAGTCTTCTCCGTGTAATTAGTGGATGACGTCTCTTCTCCTAGTAATATCACTGCATAGTGTAGAATCTTTAGTAGATCCTCTCTATTCTTTCCATTCTTCTTACCATAGCGTTGGGCGTACTTGATAATATTCCCCAAGCAAAACCCTTCACCATGTCCTGCGTCAAATATAAACTCTGTAGACTGAATCTTGTTCATACTATAATGAGCATCGTAACTCTGTAAGATATGATTTCTTAACAGATTTAATACTTGATCTTCGTTAAATTTATACTCCACCAAAATACTCCTCTAAATCGGAGTACCCACCAATGTGTTTACCCTCTACAATAATCTGTGGAAAAGTTCTTGCTCCAGGGAATAGCTCCCTCATCTCACTGAATCCATAGTCAACGTCAAGTTGTTTATATACTACTTCACGTCCTTTTCTCTTTGCTAAACTCTTTGCCATATCGCAATAAGGGCAGTTGTCTTTTCCATAAATCTCTATCATTTTGTTGTAATCCTTTTCTCATAATCAGCATAATCTTCGTTCCACCAGTGAGGTTTATCACGATGAGACCATGCTGCAAATGTTGCTTTGTCTAAATGATAATAGTCTCTATAACTTTGTATAGGATTATCATAATCTTTTAGTTCATCAGGCATAGCAAGTCCAAAGGTTGTAAAACCTACTCGAGGTAAATTCTTTGGATCAGGTAGTTTATTTACTACTTGCTCGACTGATTTGTGTAGTTTACCATATCTATAATGATACTCGTCATTAAGTGCATTTGCATAGCAGTGCACCCATTCGTGGTTATCTAAAGATTCTCTTGCCCAGATAGTGCAAGGATGATTGTACATCATTGGTAGGTAGGGGTAGGGTCGTTCCTCAAGAGGTAAGTGTTTGATCGCAGCTTTTGCTTTGTTCATCACTTCACGCTCCTCTGCGTTAAGAGCTCGAGGAACGAACCCCAGTAATTTATCTATCCATATAGTAGTGCATAAGATTTGAGCAGCCTCTAGCGGCATCTTGACAATATGCTTGTCAACATGATACTGGGCTGCTTTATCTAAATCTTCGTCTAAGTAAAATAAGTTCATTATGCTATCCAACACTTGTAATGAGGACAGTTGCCATCGGTCGTATTGACTTCAGCACCACAATGTTTGCATTCCCCAAAATACCATATTTCAAACTCCATGGTTTCTGAGTTATACATTCTTACTTTTTTTACATACTGTTCTTTATTTTCCATACATATATTATACTAAATTTACGAGGAATTGTCAAGAACTATTTTTTTGTTACTTAGAATTTATCTTGTCTTTTGCTGTTCCAGCATAGAGTCCGAACCATGCAGCACCCGCACCGACAATCACAGAAATTAATCCTGACTGCTCCATGCTAGGGTCTTCTAGGTTCATGAACCACATCGTTGCGTAGTAAAGCAAGAAGATGTATACTGATAGAAATGCTCTTGGAAAAATTCTCCAAGCATCTATCATGTTAGACAAGAATATCCATCTCTGCCAAGGGTTATCAGGCTCTTTATTAGCCTCCAACTCAGTGATCTTAGCTTTGAGATTACTGTTCTCTGTAACGAGTTCCATAAACTTATTAAGGTCTATCTCTACTTCGTTGCGTGACATATCGCCACTGAATCTTTCATCAGCCATTGCCTTTATCCTTTGCTTTCCCGATGTTTAGAGCTAGCATATCTATAAATTTATAGAACTTCGCCATCCATTCATCATCCTTTGGTGTCGGTGTTGACGCCGCAATCAAGCTAGCTATGGTCACAATTAAAGTGACTAAACCTACTAAATCCATTAACATAATATTTCTCCGCTCTCATAGAGAGCCTTGCCCTAAAATTAGGGACTTCCTTGATAAGATACTATGGAATTAATGTTAATATCCTCCCATCTTCCCTCATCTACTCGATAACACACTATGGTGTCATTTACTTGTTGATTCACTCTACTACTAGTAAGTGATTCCATCAAGGTGCAAGGAATTGTGTACTCCTTGTTTGAGTTCATAGAAACGAATGTAATATCTACTACATCACGTTTTAATAGTTCTTTTAATTCTGTAAACATTTTTTACCCCTGCTCTAAAAGCATCTCTGAGAAGTCCTTCCTCTCTTATCTTTTTCGAATTATTACTTATTGGTTTTAGCATCCAAAGAAAATCTTCTACTTCTCCGAGTGTTGATGGCTTTCCATTTCTACTAGTCTGTCTTCTATATGCTCTAACCAATCTTCTATTTCCTCAAATCGTCCTTGAACTACTGGGTTCTTGTCAAAGAATTTAGAGCCTTTATTCATTACTCTAAAATACGCCCAGTCCTCAAAAAATTGTTTTATTTTATTCCACATTGTTCAATGCTTCAGGGTCTGTTACTTTTTCATAATATACTACTACTTCCTTGAGTTCAGTAATATATCTTTTTAATTCTTGCATGTTGTATGACATTAGTTCGTAGTCTGGTATAGACATTGCTACAAATACTATTTGTCCATGCTCTTTTGTTAATCTTTGATGGAACTCTTCTATATTTTTATCACTCACTACATACCACATAGGTTCTTTGAGATCTATCTCTCGTGGTAATACAGGCTGAGTAATCAGTCTGTCCATTGGTTTTGCTGTTACTTCTATCTGTTTAGTTGGAAGTAGACTGCAGCTCGACGCCATCATCAAGGCTATCAATGGTACGGCTAATTTCTTCGATTGAGTCAAATACATTTTTT